CATGATAGATTTCTGGTGCAGTCATATCCACATTGTATTCACTTTCTGTGATTTGTGTTTGGAGCTTTGTTATATTGAAGTTAAACCCTGTTATTGCCTTTGTATTTTTAAACTCTTCAACAGACAGAGAGGTGTGATTTAGAATGTTAAATATTTGTGTTTGTTCTTCACTAGTTAATAAGTCAAAGTTTGTTGCTAATGAAGTGAATACAACCTGTTTATTTCCTGAGAGATTACTCTTTTTGACAACATCAATCCACATTCTATCCCTAGGTCTAGAAGATGCATATTTGTTATTTAGAATTAATTGGATAGTGTTGAAATCTTGATCATCAGGGTTTTTCATTGTAAAGAAACACTTGTCAGTGTTGAATACAGTGTCTAGTAGGACCATATCTGAAGTTCCAAGGATATCAAAATGAATGTTTAATTTGTCTTCTTTGATGGAGAAATCATCGAAACTAAATGCACTTGCTTGAGGAATTAGTTCTAGCTTCTCATCCCACCATAATTCATGATGATATGGAAACTTCACTCCTGAGAATTGTGTAATATCTTTTGTTATAGTTACTGTTCCTTTTTCAATAACACTTTCTCCATTTATACTGATGTTGTCTACTTCTGTTTGTAAAAAATACAAACCTTCAGTATGATAACGGTTTGTTCTATCTGATTGCAATCTAAAACCTTTTTTGTATTCAGGTCCTAAATCAAATCTGAAAGTCATTGATCTTCTTCTCATTGTCATTGCATTCAGTTGGGTTAATACTGCATTCACTAAACTCCAATTCAAATGTCCCTTGAAAAATATTTGAAAACCTTCATGTTCAAACTTTTTTCCAATCACAACAGTGCCAGTGCCGAGTGTTAATCCGTATCCCATATAGCTTTGTCCGTCTATATTTATATCAGAAAACCATGACATGACTTTCCTGTATAATTTTCGTATAGGTGTTTCATCCTTTTTAATTAGATATGATGCTATTGCAGAGGTTAAGCTATTTTTGTTTGATCCGGTTTCAATACATTTTTTTAGTTCATTAATATTTAAGAAACTAATTAAACTTGGTTTCTCTATTAAGACATAATCAGCAAGTCTAAGGCATAAGTCATTTCTAGACATGAACCCTTCCCTAGAAATATATCTCTTTTCTGGCTTTCTCACTAGTTTAGGTACTGTTATTTTGATAGACCCCTGTTCATATTTGATGAAGTAAATTATAAAGTCAATAAAGTCAAAACTAATACTTCTTCTGTCTATCATTTTCTGTTTAATAAGTGGTGTTTTTGGTGCAATGCAGAATCTGATAGTACTTTTGTCTACAGTTAAGAAATCATCTAGAAATCTGTAAATATCCATATTTGATCTTTTGAACACATCTTCAATCTTGTGATAACTTATTATAGCATCTATTATCTCTGTATTCTTATTGTTTTTTCTCCAGTTGTAAGAGAATTCTCTAAGTTCTCTTAGTAAATATTCCCACTTATCTTGTCCTTTAAAAGAGGCCAAATTCATTAGGATAAACTCCATCAACTCTGTTTTATCTCCAGGTGTAAATGGAAGATCCACTACTCTATCAAAAGAGTAAGTATATGTGTTAAATGTCTTCTCTGATGGGTTCACTTTGGTTCTTTTAGAGATATTTAATAGGGCTAAGGCTCTATTTAGTCTGATTGACATCAGTCTCATTTCTGCAGCTAATGTGTTTCGAATGTTAGGATCTAAATTTTTATGCAATTCTCCTTTTGCCTGTAACATAACAGGAATTTCAGAGTATTTTAGATTCATATCATTCCCAAATGTGTACGTAGCACTTTCTTTGTATATAGCATATTTAGATCTTGCATACTTTGTGGTGTACATCATTTGACTCATCACATAACTAGGATTGGTCATTAATAAGTAAAATTTATCCATTCCTTCTCTTACAGTTTTTGGTTTTCTAAATAGTATTGATGGATTTTCCTCTATTCTATTTTGAGCCAATTGAATTCTAGCACTGTTCACTTTGAGTTTTTTCTTTATTACATGATTCTGTTCCAACATTCCAAAATAAGATTTTGACAAGGGTATTTTCACTTGAAAGTAATTCAACTCTCCTATCTGTAATATTATATCATTCTTTTCTTTCCTCTGTTTGTTGATCATTAGTGCACCAATCATTTCAGTTTCGTTTTTCATCAAACATTGGTGTACTAGAGCTCCTGCACCTCCAGTTGCAATCAGATAAGGTGTTGTTTTGCATAAGCCTCCATACGGACTCTCTACATCTCTCTGAAAACCCCATTTATACATCAGCCCTACATTCCCTATAAATCTAGATGCTATTAGTACTTCTGGTGGTGCTCCATTCTCAAATAGTGTTACTGTTCTCATATGTGTTGAAAACCAATCATTATCTACACTTTTATATGTAGTATCAGGTACATTTGCCATGATTTTCTTAGTTAATGGATAATAAATTTTCCCATCTAGAAGATAAAATGACAGATATTCTCCAATGCTTTTACTCACAAATGTTTTTTTGAAATTTGTTTTTATATTTACTAATCTATTACAGACATAAGATATACATATATACCATTCAACTTCTTCGTCTAACCTGTATCTTAACATTGTAATTTTGTCATCACTGTGACAGCTAGTTTGAATCATGGAAGGTGTTAGTCCCATTTTATTTTCTTTCCAATCTTGAATTGCAGAGTGTCTATCTGATGAACCAAACTGTCTCATACCATTTCCCCAGGTTATCTCATAATTGAAACAATCATCTGAACTGTCATAATATTTGTTGAGAATTTCATACCCATATTGTCTAATTAGGTCTTCGGTTCTATCTGGGACTTTTTCACCTTTAGCAACTTTTGATTTTGTTGTTCTCGTGTTTTTTATACCTTCTAATCTTATTCTTCTATCTCTGACAGGCGCTGTTAAGATTGCATCACTTATCATTAGTTTCTTGTATTTTTTCAGATAGATTCCATCTACTAGTGAATTGTATGTATTTTGATCAATACAACCTTCATCTCTAAGTGCCTGAAATAAACCTAGATATTCACAGTTTTCTGCACTAGGTGCCCATTTGCTTTCATCTTCTGTAATTATTATTAACTTCCAGATCGGGTTAAGGTTTTGTAGAATATCCTTCATGCTAGTCACTGACATATCACTTGTAATAAGATGAGATTTGAATGTAGCCGAATTAAACGGGTTTTCCATTATTCTTCTATTTATAACTTCTTGAGCAAGAGTTAGAGGATCCTCTTCAATTTGTTCCCAAGATAGAATGTCACTATCAGTATCGGAAGGAGCAATCTGTGCTGTTACTTGCTCATGTTGAAAATCTATATAGTCTAAATTCTTTCTCTTTCTAATTAAATTCTCCTGTTTTTGATAGATTTCCTTCTTTATCTCCTGTGGTGTCATCGGTTTTCTGACTGGTTGTGGTGTTTGGGTCTTTTTCTTTCTTTTTTCTTCTTTCTTTTTTTGTTTTAGTTTTTCCTTCACCTTTTTCACTCTTACTTCACTCTCTGCATCTTTTGCTACTTTCATGTAGGCATGATAAACGTTTCCTTCAACATATTGATCAATCTTCTCTTGCAATTCATTTTCTTTCTGCTTTTCTCTTACAATAATGAGATTTAATGATTTATCTCGTCTTGTATTGGCTTCCTTTACCTCATGTTTCATTTTTGTGAATTTTTTCATGATATCTTCGTCTTTTCTCTCTGATAAAATCTGATTGTTCTGATCAACTGTACATACATTGTGAAAAAAATGATCTTGATACCAGCTATTTAATCTAGATGTTACTTTCTCAATATAAAATTCTCTAAATGTCCCCCATTGGTGTTTGTCTGCCCAATACCAAATAGTTTGCCATTCACTTCCTATCAGGTTGTCTGATGCAATTATCTTATTATATTCGGTTAATATATCATTAACAGTAATATATTTCCCATGTGTTTCTTCAATAAATCGTGCAATTGCTAAGGAAAGTTTGCATTTCTCATCATTTAGATCAAGGCTTGCCTTTGAGTTTCCAAGATTCCATGCAGGTGTATTACCAATCTGACGAGCATGTTCACCATAAATCAATTCTGGATCATGTCCCTCTAGTCGTAGTCTATTTATATGACTTTTCATCATATGATAAACAAGAGAATGACAATAGAATATGGTATAATCAACATTGTTGTGGAGTTCAAATTCCATTCTTTCTAGTAATTGTTTACTTGTTGCTTTCCCATTGTCTAGACCTAGTCTTTTTGATTCTTCATAAAGTCCAATCATTTTTACTATTGTTTTCAAGTTGTTGATCTTGTGATGATATGTAGATGTTGTGTCCTTATCACCCAACTTAACTCGGTTTAGATCTTCTAGTATACTTTGTATAGAATAAACAACACCATCTCTGAACGGAATGTTCTTGTTGTTTTTTATTCCAGGTTTCAGTTTTAATGCTAATATGTTTCTGAAAATATTTCTGTATTCAGACTTCCACCAATTTCCTATCTTATACTTGTGTTTAATATTTAGCATCTCTTTAATAATCTCAGACACTTTTGAGAAGTTTCCTAAGAGAGCTTGTCCTGACTTTAGACTACTATCAAACATCTCAGCTATTTCAAATGAGGATGTTCTAAATGTAATGTATTCAGCAATAGCATACTTCAAACAGCTGTTGTCATCTGTCCAAATCAATGTTTGCCTTAGAAGTAGATTTAATGCATGAGTAACATTTTGTCTCATCCTGTTAACCTGAGATGGATTTGCACGCCTCCAATATGTGCAGAAGAACATATGCAATTTATTTTTAGGATTGATTGCAATAAATGTGAGGTCATTGTACTCCCAGAAAAGTTTCATCTCAGACAAGTTTGAAAAGATTCTTTCACCCATAATCATATAAGGTTTTGTGTTGTTGTCGCCCATCATTCGACTACCATCAGAGATCATTGTGTCTGTGAATATTTTTGTTATATTTAGATCAAAATCAGTTCTTCCTTGAGACCAATGATAATCTATTGCCTCAGCAACTTTTGAGTCATAATCAAGTTGATATCCAAAATTTGAATTCATTACACCATCTGATAATGATCTGAATCTTTTACTGTTGACTTCTTCCCAATCGTGAAAAAAATCACTATCTTCTGTTAATGCAAAACTAGGTAATATTTTTGATAAAGAGGAATCATTGATAGTATCAGATAATGCATGCTTGAAAAGACCATCACCTATTGTTAGATTTGTGTGTCTAATTTTATGGGTCTCTTTCAATCTTTTCCTTTCTTTCTTTATCCTTTTTGCTTCTGGTTTGTCACATTGTTTTTCAGCCATAATTTGTTTAATGTCTGTTGTTCCATTATGTAAAAACATAGCTGTTTTATTTTTGTATCTGTGTGTTCCTTCTAGTGTTATTTCTAGATTTTGTCCTGTTGGCTGTCCATATCTTTGTTTGTACAGTTCTTTCAATTTGGTTTTTTCCTTGTTGAGTAGTTTCAACTCCCAACCATGTTTGTAAATTAATTCTCTCATGTCTAACCTGTACTCTGTTCTAACTTTTTTTAGATTTTCTAAGTTCATTTCAAAAGTTGAACTATTGGAAAAATTATATAGCTCTTCAATTTGATGTCTAGATGACCATTTATCTAGGATGATATCGAAATTATGAAATCCTATATTATTGGTTTTTTCTGCTCTACCAAAGTTCCAGACACAAAAGTCTTTGTTTTTCAGATTAGGTTCTCCAATTGTATCATCTAGCTCCTTGTTATTTAGAACATCAAGTATTTCACTGTCTCTCACCATCTTAGAATTTAATCCTGCTTTCTGTTTCAATAAAGTAAAGTTTTTCTTTGTAAAGTCTTTGATATTTGTCCAAATCTCATCATCTGTTTCAACAATTTCAGTTTGGCAATCTAATTTTTTCTCATTATTGTTCTCTGACAAATTCAATGTAACTCTCAATGTATCATCAAATGAGACATATGCACCATTATCGTTCCAATCATATTTTTTTACTGGAACTTCCGCAATTGTTTCACCTGGTATGAATATTGTATTCATGATAATTTGAAAATCTAAGGTAAGTGGTGAATCTTCTACAAATGGTGCGAAAAACTCAATTGGAATGTGTTTTTCTTGCGGAAAGTAGCTGTATTTCTTCTTCTTGTTCAACAGTCTGTTTCTATCATGTCCCCAGTAAACTTCAATGTAGAATTTCTCCGGATAATCAGAGTTTTCCAGATTTTTTGAAAAGAAATAGTCAGGTCTAAAGATAAACTTGGCTCCATGGTAGTTAATTTCTTCTTCATAATATCTGTCAATTTCTTCAAACTCAAGATCTAGAAACAATAAGAATGTCTTGAACATCTGGTTGTACTTCATAGTTTCCTCTCTCACAGATCCATAATTAATCCTCTCTCTTGGCATCATCCCTCTAGCAATGTGCTGTTGTTTTTCTTTGATGGAAAACATTGGTGTATTTAAGCTAGGGTAATATTTACTCTCATCCAAAAGAAACTCTCTTTCTGCCAGATCTTTTGCGTCTTTCATTTTTTCCAATAATTTCAAATTGTGTTGAACACCACCAGTTTGGTTACTAGTAAAGGAGGCTAAAGGGTTTTTAATTTGGTTCAAAACTTTATTGAAAATGTCAATTGGCTTTTGTTCTGGTACTTCAAGATAATTGGAGTTTCCAAAACCATTGTTGTTGTTGTTATTATTATCTGATTCCATCAGATTCTAATTTTAAATTTTCTGTCTTGAATGTT